GTACGAGTACGTCGAAGAGGGTGAGGAGCACGAAGAGCGTGAGGAGGAGGGCGAGCTAGTCGAGGCCGGCAAGTCGGCGTTCTTCCAGCCTCCGCAGAACTCCGGCAGCTTCTCCAAGCAGGTGATGGAGGAGCTCTCCAAGGCGTTCAGCGACGAGGACCGGGACCAGGTGTTCGCCAAGGCGCTCGGTCGGGTCGAGGAGCTCGAGAAGGCCCAGCAGGCCGCCGAGCGTATCGCCAAGTCCGAGCGGGACCTGCGGCTGACCCGGGAGTACGTGGCGAAGTCCGCCGAGTACAACCTGCCGGTGGACCCGAACGAGCTCGGCCCGGTGCTCTACCGGATGGCCGAGACGATGAGCTACGACGACTGCGCGGTGATCGCGAAGTGCCTGGAGTCGGCCGGCAACATCCTCTTCGAGGAGGTCGGCTACCAGGGTGGCGGCGACAACAACGACATCTACTCCCAGGTCGAGGCGCACGCCCACGACACGTTCGGCAAGGCCGAGGACTTCAACGAGGTCTCGGCGATCAACAAGGTGTTCGACATGAACCCGGACGCATACGACGAGTACCTGGCCGCGCAGCGGCTCAACGGTCGATAGGAGGGAGTGACAGATGGCCTACGAAGAGAGCCTCCGGTCGATCACGCTGAACGCGGATTCGTCCCTGGGCATCTACACCGGGGTGCCTGGTCAGCCGGGTTCCCCGGACCCGCACGGAGGCAGGCAGTACCACTTCGTGAAGGTGACCGGTGTGCACCAGGTCGGTCTCGGTGACGGCACCGGACCCTGCATCGGGGTGATGCAGAACAAGCCCCAGGGCACCGGCCAGGCTGCCACGGTAGCCATCGCCGGGGTCTCAAAGGTGGTCTCGGATGCGCCGATCACCGCCGGAGCCAAGATCCAGGTGAGCGCGGACGGCCAGGCCACCAGTGCCGGGGCCACCGCGATCGTCGGCATTGCCCTGTCCACCACCGCCAACGCCGGAGAACTCGTCAACGTTCTCCTGACGATCTGAGAGGAGAGAAGCCATGCCGAACCCCACTCAGAGCGATCTCCACGTCAACGTTCCGCTGACCAATGTCTCGGTCGCCTACATGCAGGACAAGGCGACGTTCATCGCCGACAAGGTGTTCGCTCGAGTCCCGGTGAACAAGCAGTCCGACATCTACTGGAAGTACTCGAAGTCCGACTGGCGTCGGACCGACGCGCAGAAGCGTGCGCCGGGCACCGAGTCGGCCGGGGTCGGCTGGAAGCTCGACACCGGTCAGTACTTCGCCGAGGTCTGGGCTGTCCACAAGGACATCGATGACCAGGTGCGGGCGAACGCGGACAGCAACTGGCGACTGGACAGCGACGCCACCGCGTTCGTGACCAACCAGCTGCTGCTGCGCCGGGACCTGGACTGGAACGACAAGTTCTTCAAGACCGGCCAGTGGGGCACCGACCTCGCCGGCGTCACCGGGACCGTAGGCGCGGGCCAGTTCCTGCAGTGGAGCGACCCGAACTCCGACCCGATCGTGCAGTTCACCGACCTGCAGACCAACTTCGTGGAGCAGTCCGGCCGCAAGGCCAACACCCTGGTCCTCGGAGCCCGGACGATCAACCAGCTCAAGAACCACCCGGACATCATCGACCGCATCAAGTACACCCAGAAGGGTGTGGTCACCACCGACCTGCTCGCGTCCCTGTTCGACGTGGAGCGGATCCTGGTCTCCTACGCGACGGTGACCGACGTGGCCGAGCTCAACGACGCGAAGGCACAGGATGCCGCCGCGACGTACCGGTTCATGTCCAACTCGAAGTCGGCGCTGCTCTGCTACACCCCGAGCAGCCCGTCCCTGATGACCCCGGCCGCCGGCTACACGTTCACCTGGAACGGGTACCTGGCCGGCAACGCCTTCGGGATCCGGATGAAGAACTTCCGGATGGAGTGGATCGAGGCGGACCGGATCGAGGGCGAGATGACCTACGACATGCGGGTGGTCGCGAAGGACATGGGCATCTTCATGGCCAACGCGGTGGCCTGAGTCGGATCTACCCTTGGATGGGCTGTGGGTGCTGGCCCGCAGCCCATCCGTCGTCAGGAGGAGTGATGGGCAGCCCGCTGCTGTACAACGACAGGGTGTCCTTCGTGGTCACCAAGCCGTTCACCTCGGGCGAGAAGGAGTACGCCGTCGGCGACGACTTCCCCCAGGAGGACGCCCGGAACATCGAGGTGCTGGTCCGAGCCCGGTACGTGGCCCCGGTGGTGGAGGATCTCGCCGACCGGCCGAAGTACTGGTACAAGGAGGTCCGGCTCAAGTCCGACGTGCTGGCCCGGCTGAACCGGGAGCACGTCCAGGTGCGGATGCCGGAGCCCTACGCCGAGCACGACGAGAACCAGGTGGATCTCCAGGTGCTCACCCACCCGGCGACCACTCCGGAGCCGGAGGACCGCGAGGTCGGTGAGGATGAGGAGGCCCCGCCGGCCGAGGCGGTGCATCTGGATCAGTACGACCCGAGCTACCACTCGGTGCGCGAGGTGAACGCACACCTGGCTCAGATCCATGATCCGGAGGAGAAGGAGCGGGTGCTCGAGGCGGAGCGCAGCGGCAAGGCACGGAAGGGGATCCTGGAGTCATGATCAGTGCATTCGGTGTGGACCACGGCGGCATCGAGAAGGCGTTCAACCCGGTGAAGGCGCTCAAGGGCCTGCGCAGCGCGAAGGGTGGTGCGCATGCCGGTCAGGCCAGCCCGACGTTCGACCAGCTGGCAGCCAAGACCGGGATGAAGACTGGCGGAGCCCACCGGGCACCCGGGTCGCACAAGGGCTCGCTCAAGGCGAAGTCGTTCAACCCGTTCGGCCGCGGCGGGGCGCGGAGGGCCTGATGTACAGCGAGGGTGGGCTTTCAGCCTTCGGCATCGACCATGGCTACGAAGAGGTCGGGAAGTTCGTCAACCCGATGGAGGCCATGAAGGGTGCCCGAGGGGCGGTCAAGGCCGCCACCGCTGGCGCACACCGGGCCCCTGGCCTGTCGTCGGTGTCCAAGCCGGTCGGCGCGCTGCGCACCTTCACCGGCGGAGTCGGGGCGAACATCTCCGGCGGCCTGAAGCGGGCCGGAGCCGCGGTCACCGGGAACCCGGGCAAGCGGGCGGCCCCAACCCTGCGGACCAAGGTCGGCGGCGGGCTGACCAGCCTGGGCCAGAAGTCCTTCGCGCAGCCGTACAAGACCGGAGCCATCGGCCTGGGTGCCGCCGGTGCCGGAGCAGGCGCAGTCGGCGCAGGTGGCGCGGCAGCATTCGGCGGTCGGAGGAAGCGCCCCGGGCAGGTCTGAGATGACCTACTCCTACACGGTCCCTGGGGACACCGACAAGGACACCTTGCGGTTCCTGATCCAGGACACCGGGCCCTCCCAGGAGAACGACTGGATGCTCACCGACGAGGAGATCCAGTGGGCCTACGAGACCTGGTTCCCGCTCTACCACTCGCTGTACTACGTGGCCGCGACGCTGGCCGACACCATCTCGGCCCGGTTCGCGAACGAGGCGTCCTACTCCGCCGATGGGGTCAGCGTGAACCTGGGCCCGGTCGGGGACCAGTACCGGTCACTGGCCATGAAGCTGCGTGAGCAGTACTCCGCGCAGCTGGTCGGCACCACCGTCGATGCCGGTGGGATGAGCCCGGACGAGCCGCAGCTGCCCGGCACCAAGCCGTTCTCCTTCGGCAAGGGCATGCACGACAACGTGGAGGCCGGTCCGCAGGAGTTCGGCGGGGTCTACCCACCGGACCAGACGACCTACCCGGCGGCGGTGCCCCCGCACGAGCAGATCGTTGAGCCATGATCAGCGCCTTCGGCGTCGAGCACGGGGTCTCCAAGTCCTGGAAGAAGCTCGCCCCGAAGCTGGCCAAGGTCCAGCAGACGCCCCGGCGGACCGATGACATCCAGCAGCGGATGAAGGTGAACTACTACCAGGGGCGGGCCAGAGGAGCGGCTCGCTCCAAGGCCTACCAGGCTAATGTCCGTGGGTTGAAGCAGCGCCAGGCCCAGCCCGAGGGCACCCCTCTGCGGGACTACCGGATCGGTCGGAACATCGAGGACCGGGACAAGGCTCTCAAAGAGGGGAAGTTCTACAAGGACTTCGCCAACGCTGCGATCGCCGGGCACTCCAACGCGGGGAAGAGGAAGAGGTTCCTGCCGTGACCAGCCCGATCAGCATGCACGCGATCTCCTACGTGCGCGGCCAGGCCACTGCGGTGATGACCTCCACCTGCCGGATCACCCGGGGCTCGCGGCCGGAGGGCTACGACGAGGACACCCTGGTGTACACCCCAGAGGGGATCGCCGAGGTGGTCTACGAGGGCAAGTGCCGGATCTGGGAGGTCTCCGGGGCCGGCGCGGTGGTGGTCGGGGACACCGACATCTACCAGCAGACCACCAACCTTTCCATCCCTTGGGACGAACCGGCGGTCATCAGGCGATACGACGAGGTGCTGATCCTGACCGACAACCTGGACCCGCAGCTGGTCGGCAAGCGCTATGAGATCCAGACCGTGGCCAAGGCCGGAGCGATGCGGCCCACTCGGCGCTTCGAGGTCACGGGGCTGATGTGAGCGCCGAGGCATCTGCGGACATCTCCCGGCTCGCCGACGCGCTGAACCAGACCGCCAAGGAGTCGCAGACCACCACCATGGCGGTGATGATCCAGTCCGCGAACTACATCAAGGCCGAGATGGAGGCCAAGGTCCCGGTACGGACCGGCAACCTGCGCAACTCGATCTTCATCAAGGTGGAGACCGACAAGGTGATCATCGGGCCGAACCTGATCACGGCCCCGTACGCCGGCTACGTGGAGTTCGGCACCCGGGCGCACACCATCGTGCCCCGGACCAAGGGCGGGGTGCTGGTGTTCACCGTCGGCGGCACCAAGGTGTTCACCCGCAAGGTGAACCACCCCGGGTCCAGGCCGCACCCCTACGTGATGCCGGCCTTCCAGTCCTGGGTGGACAGTCTCGGGACGATGGCAGCAGAGGCCAACGTGAAGGTGCTGACAGACAATGCCCGCTAGCTCGATCTCTCGAGGACCGATCACCACTCGGCTGCTGGCCGAGCTGGTGACCGAGGGCTTCCCGGTGGGCGACAACGCCTCCCCGGACACCCCGTACGGCTGGCAGGGTGAGCCGAACTCTCCCGGTGAGACCTTCACCCCGTGGCTCTCGCTGTCCCCGGGCTCGGCGATCCCGCAGAACCCGGCCGGGCCGCTGGCCAACACCTACGCGGACTGGAAGCTGGGCTACCAGGTCAGCTACGCCGGGATCTCCCGCAAGCAGACCGAGGCGCTGGCGGACCGGATCCGGAACAACCTGATCTACCTCGAGCGGGAGGTCATCGACACCCCGACCGGGGGCTGGAAGGTGCAGAAGGTCTCCTGCACCGCGATCGGCAACACCAACCGGATCGGCTCGGCCTATCCGGACTACTTCAGTCAGGCAGACACGTTCGAGGTCTGGGTCACGAAGGGAAGCTGACATGGGAACACGGCGGATCAAGATCACCAAGGACGGCGTGGAGGCCACCTGCAACCCGCCCTCGCTACCGGTCTGGGAGCGCAACGGCTGGACGCGCGCAGATGATGGAAGTAGCGGAGAAACCGAATCCACTCCGGACACGCAGACACCGAAGGAAGGCTGACCGATGGCCCGGATCATCCCGAATGAGAACACCTGGATCGGTTTCACCATCGCACCGATCACCGACATCGCTGCGCCGAAGATCTCCGAGATCACCGCCGCCGTCGATCTGACCGGCTACTGCATCAGCCTGAACGCCTCGGCTCGCGGTAACACGGTGCCCACCCCGTCCTTCGACTCGCTGTTCGAGACCAGCACCGCCGGTACCTCGGCGGCCACCTTCGACGCGGACTTCTACCGCGACGACGAGGACGACACCGCCTGGGAGACGCTGACCCGTGGCGAGCGTGGGCACTTCGTCATCGCCCGGTTCGGATTCACCGGTGCCAACAACGCCCCGGTGGCCTCCGACCCCTGTGAGGTCTGGCCGGTGATGATCACCTCGCGGACGATGGCGAACATGAGCTCGAACACGGTGCTCACCTTCACCGCGTCCTGCGCGGTGATGGAAGAGCCTGCCGAGGATGCTGTCGTTGGCACGTAGCCAGGACGGATAGCAGTAGCATCTGGTCCATGGCAAACACCACAGCGAAGACCACCGAGGCGCGCCAGAAGCAGTCTGCCGCAGACAAGCGCGCCACCATCGATGAGCTGATCAACAAGCCCCGGTCCACCACCGAGTTCTCGCTGTACCTGGCCAACGGGAACAGCGAGCCCAAGGAAGTGACCCTGAAGTACCAGGCGATCGGGATGCGCGCCTACGACAAGCTGGTGGCCAAGTACCCGCCGAAGCCGGAGCAGCGGGCCGAGGGCTCCTCCTTCGACATCGACACCTTCGCGCCGGCGCTGATCGCGGCCTGCGCGGTGGAGCCGGAGATCAGCATTGCCCAGGCCAAGGAGATCTGGGACTCCGAGGACTGGTCGCGCGGGGATGTGATGGTGCTGTTCCGGAACGCGGTGGAGCTGAACAACCGGGGTCTGGACATCCCTTTCAGCGAGCGCGGCTGAGGAAGGACCCGAACTTCTTCCTGGAGATGTCCTACTGCCACGAGCACGCTATCCCGCACAGCGAGTTCCTCGAGTGGGACCCGGAGGACCGGGCCAAGACGCTGGCCTTCGCGATGGAGTCGGCGGTCCGCTGCCAGATGTGCGGGACCGCGCCCTGGGAGTGGGAGGAGAACAAGTTCGCCTTCACCGCGGTGGACGAGTTCTGCCAGGGTTGCTACCAGAAGTCGATGTATTCCGACACGCAGGGCTCGTCGCTGCCCGGGACAAATGTCAGACTGATCCCGACCACCCCGCAGCTGACCGCACAGATGGCAATGAAGGCCAAGAAGCGGCGGTCGCTGAAGATGGAGTGAGAATGTGACCAGTCAGCCGGTTGAGGCCAATGTCGTACTGACCGCGGACAACAGCGGCTACGACCAAGCGATGGCGGCAAGCTCGCAGGCCACCACCACCTTGATGAGCTCGGTGGACGCGCTGACCGCCAAGATCGGCAAGCTGACCAAGACCGCCGGCAAGTCCCTGATCGGGATCGCCGCGGGTGACGTGGCGATGATCACCGGAGCCACCGCGGCCTGGTCCTCGTATGAGAAGCAGATGGAGCGGCTCAAGTCCCAGGCCGCGGTGCTCGGCCGGTCCACCGATCAGCAGAACAAGCTGATGAAGGACTACAGCAACACGGTGAAGGGCCTGCGTTCGGAGTTCGGTACCACCACCACCGAGGCCGCGAAGCTGGCGGAGACGCTCTCCAAGGTCACCAACGTCCGGCAGAGCCGGGACCTGGGTGAGCTGTCCAAGGTCTTCATCCAGATGTCCAAGGCCACCGGGGAGAGCTCGGAGGGGCTGGCCAGCTCGCTGACCAACCTCGAGAAGATCATGGGCACCCCGGTGAACGCCCAGAACTCCAGGAAGTACGCAGACACCTTCACCCACCTGGCCGCGCAGACCAACGTCTCGGCGCAGGGCCTGATGGACTTCACCGCCACGCTGGCCCCGGTCGCCAAGTCGCTGGGGATGAACACCAAGCAGGTGGCCGGCTTCGCCACCGCCTTCACCCAGGCGGGTCAGGACACCGGGGCCGCGTCGTTGATGTTCACCAAGGTCAGCCGGGACATGCTGCGGTCCCTGCAGTCCGGCTCACCGGAGCTGGCGACGTACGCGAACATCGTCGGGACCACCACCGAGAACTTCAAGAAGCTGGCGAAGAGCGACGCCTCGGAGGCCGTGATCCGGGTCTTCGAGGCGCTCAGCCGCAACACCAAGACCGCGAGCGCGGACATCGAGCGGCTGGGTCTGGACGGGCCGCGCACGATCCGGGCGATCGCCGGGCTGACCAACCAGCCTGGTGGCATCCGGGCGGCAGCGGGGCTGGTGAACGACCCGAGCGCCACGGGGTCGGTCGAGCGCGGCTACAAGGCCACCCTGAGTGGGCTGTCCAACCAGTTCGATGAGCTGCGCGAGGACCTGAAGCAGACCGCCGAGGCGTTCGCCACCATCCTCGGCCCGGCGATGGAGGGCTTCCTGGCCGGCCTGGAGAAGGCCGCCTCGATCATGCAGTCGGTGGTGCAGGGCCCGATCGGCAAGTTCCTGCAGGTGGTGATGGGCCTGGTGGCTCCGCTGGCCGGCGGGGCCGGTGCGCTGCTGCTGTTCGCCGGCGCGCTAGTCAAGGTGGCCGGGGCGTTCCTGCTGCTGAAGAACTCGATGACCCGGGGCCTGGTCGAGGGCTTCCAGGGCAAGGCCGGGATCATCCGGTCTCCCGAGGGCGTCTATATGGCCCGCGGTGGCGGCACGCTCGGCAAGACCGGCGCGAACCTGGTCCGGGGCACCGACCCGAACCTGCCCCGTGAGGAGCAGAGCAGCTGGGTGCAGCGCGGGCTGTACAACATCGGCCAGTTCGGCGGCTCCGGGCTGAGCGCGTTCCGGTCCGGTGGGGCGGTCCCGGAGCACTGGTACGAGGCCCGGGAGGCGCTGTCCTCGAAGATCCCGTGGACCCAGCAGTACGCCCGGCCGGACGCCCCACGGTCCGCGCTGAGCGCGGTGTCTCGGGGCGCGGGCGCGCTGATCGAGAACTTCGTCACCCCGACCTTCGACCAGATGCGGCATGCCGGGCCGTCCCAGCGCAGGACCTGGGCGGCCCAGGAGGCTCCCTGGGTTCGGGCCGGCGACGCGATGGAGATGGGGGCCGGCAGGGTCAAGCTGATCCCCGGCCTGGCCGCGGCGATGGGCCGGGTCGGGATGGCCGACACCCGGCTGCAGGCTCAGCGCGAAGAGACCACCAGGGTCCACCAGGACCCGCTGATGGACGAGCAGTCCCGGCAGGCCCGGCTGACCGAGCTGCGCGGCATGCGCGAGGAGACCATGCAGCGGAAGAACGCTGCCCTGGCGCAGGAGACCGCGATCCGCCAGGAGATCGCCCAGCGCGGTGAGTCGGCCCGGGTCACCGCGGAGGCCAACCGGGAGACCAAGACCTTCGGCCAGGCGATGCGGGGCCTGGGCGGGGCGGTGGGTGGCTCGCTGCTGACCGGCGGCAAGGACGTGGCCAGGCTGGCCTGGCGGTCCGGGATGGTCGGCCAGGCCGGGGCGATGGGGGCCGCGGTCGCCGGTGGGGCGATGGGCTCCAACATGCTGATGATGGGCGGCACCGGCGCGATGATCGGCAGCATGATCCCTGGGGTCGGGACTGCCCTGGGAGGTGCAGTCGGGGCCACCGCCGGGCTGGCGATGGATGCGGCCAAGGCCAACAACGACGTGACCGACTCGATCAAGGAGCTGAACCAGCAGGCCACCGACGCCGGCAAGTCCGGCAGTGGGCTGGCCGCGCTGGCCGAGGCCACTGATCAGTCCAAGAAGAAGTTCCAGGACTACAACAAGTCGATGACCGCCCTGCGGCAGCCGGGCCTCTCGCCGCTCCAGTCGATCACCACCGGCTACGGCCAGGCGAAGAACTTTGTCGAGGGGCTTCTCGGGGACTCGGACGTGGAGGAGCAAGCGAAGAAGCTGAATGTCACCGCGGACAAGGCCCGGAACGTCGCGGACGCCTTCCGGGACCTGGCCAAGGCAGGTGGGGTCAAGCTCACCGGGTCCGCTACCGCGCAGCGTCAGCAACTGGACGAGTTCATGGCCAGCCGAGGCCTGCCCGCACTGGGCCAGGCGAACATCGAGCTGCCGGACCTGATCGCGGCCCGGGCGAAGGGCGGCCCGCAGTACCAGGACATGCTCGACAAGGCGATCACCCCGGGCAAGGCCACCGGGATGTGGGACCGGATGCGCACCACCCAGGTCGGCGCGGCGATGCTGGACTCGCCGCAGATGCGCAAGTCGCTGCAGTTCCAGAACGACATCGCGCTGGCCTATGACGCCACCAACTCTGTCTTCGAGAAGATGCGCAAGACGGGGATGTCCTACCTGGACATCGTGAAGTCCGCCGAGAAGACCCAGGCGCAGATCGGGGTGGAGGGCGGCCCGGAGTACTCCCGCGCCGCGGCGCTGTCCCAGAAGGCCGAGTACGCCATCCAGATGCAGGCCCCGCAGATGGGCCGGATCGGTGCCGTGCAGTCCCAACTGGCGCTCACCCAGGCGGTGCTGGCCACCAAGCCGAAGACCGACACCGACGCCGCCGAGCGGGAGGCGCAGAAGCAGGCCGCCGCCTCGGCGATCGCCGACCAGGACCAGTACTTCCGGTCGATGATCCTGGCCCAGCGGGCCTACGAGCGGAGCCGGGTCCGGGCCCAGGAGGACTTCAGCCTGCAGCGCCAGTACCAGGAGTACGACTACAACATGTCTCGGACCCGGGCCGAGGAGAACTTCAACCGGATGCGGGCCCGGGCGATCGCGGACTATCACCGCAGCGTGACCAGGGCCTGGTCGGACTTCAACCTGCAGCGCAAGCGCCAGGAGCAGGACTACCAGCACCAGATCGAGGTGACTGCCCAGCAGCGGGCGATCTCGATGAACCTCTACCAGCGTCCGGAGACCCAGCGCACCTCGAGCGCCACCTGGCTGCTGTCGAACACCAGCAAGATCCTCTCCAACCTGCGCACCCAGAAGCAGCACCTCAACGAGCTGCGCAAGCTGGGCTTCTCCGACGCGGTGATCCAGCAGCTGCAGCTCACCGACCCGAACAACGCCCAGGAGCTGGCCCGGTTCGTCGCCGAGGTGCGCACCGACCGGACGATGGTGGGCAGGTTCAACCGGGTGGCCGGCCAGCTGTCCAGGGCGTCCCGAGCGCTGGTCACCGACTCCTCCAGCCTGGACTTCAAGGAGATGCAGCGCAGCTTCCTGCAGGGCCGGGACCGCGGGATGGCGGACATGAACCGGTCGATGGACCGCCAGCACGCGGACTTCTGGCGCGGCCTGGGCCAGCAGCGCACCGACTTCAACATCATGATGGACCAGCAGGCCCAGGACTACGAGAACCAGAACAACCGCCAGCTCAAGCAGTACCAGACCTCGATGCACCGGTCCGCGCAGGACATGGCGCACATGGCCGATGAGGTCACCGGGTCGATCACCGACGTGCTGGTCACCGCGCACGAGGAACTGACCGGCAGCGCCAAGAAGCAGGCCGGGCTGGCCCTGAAGTCCTTCCAGGACCTGCGCAAGTCCACCAAGCCCGAGGCCGTCGCGCTGATGCGCGAGCTCAGTCAGATCTTCGGCTTCGAGTACACCAACCCGCTGAAGGGCCACGGTCCCGCCCCGATCCCGAGCGCCTCGAACGCGCACAGCGGGCGCACCGCAGGCGGGGTGAGCCGGTTCGACGCCGCGCACCCAGGGATGGCCCAAGGTGGCGTGGTGCCGGGCTGGAGCCCGGGCCGAGACGACAAGATGGTGCCGGTCTCCGGTGGCGAGGCAGTGATGCGCCCGGAGTGGGCGCGGCGGGTCGGCAAAGTCGCCATCGACGCGATGAACCACGCCGCCGCGCATGGCGGGTACGCCAAGGGTGGCATCGTCTGGCCGCTGCCCTCCTCGAACTGGTCCACCTACCCGGGCCACGACGGCATCGACCTGAACGCGCCGAACGACCTGGGCAAGCCGTTCTACGCCGCGGCACCCGGACGGATCTCCTACACCGGCTGGGGGCACGGCTACGGCGACGCGATCTTCGAGACCGGGCCGTACGGCACCCTGGTCTACGGGCACGGCTCGAAGGTGGCGGTGCACGCCGGTCAGCGGGTCACCGCCGGCCAGTACATCGGCAACGTGGGCAGCACCGGGCACTCCACCGGCCCGCACCTGCACATCGGCTTCCCGGGTGGCACCTCGGGGGAGATCCTGTCCTTCCTGCACGGGGCCGGACACACCGGCTACGGGGCCGCCGCACCGCTCGGCGGGCTGATCGACCCGCTGGCGCTGACCGGGGTGCTCAAGGACCGCTACCCGCAGGCGGAGAAGGCCGCCTACAACATGGACGGGGTGCACCCGCTGAACCCGGGGATGATCTCGGCGATCATCAACCGGCTGGGTCGGCGGGTGGCCGCCAAGTACGCCCGGCGCGCTGCGCCCGGTGGGGTGAACGTGGTGAACCTCGGCAACGAGCCGGCCAGCAACCTGACCAACGAGGGCATCGTGCACGTCGGCGCGAACCGGCTGGGCTGGGGCGACCAGTGGCCAAGCCTGCGCCAGCTGGTGATGCACGAGTCCGGGTTCAATAACCTGGCCCAGAACCCGTCCAGCACGGCGTTCGGGATGTTCCAGTTCCTGAACTCGACCTGGGCCGGGGTGCACGGGCACAAGACCGCGGACCCCTGGAAGCAGACCCAGTACGGCCTGCAGTACATCAAGGACCGGTACGGCAACCCGGCGCACGCCTGGGACATGTGGCAGTCCCGGTCCCCGCACTGGTACGCCGACGGTGCGGTGTTCAACAGCCCCCGGCAGATCGGCGTCGGCGAGGGCGGCCCGGAGGCGGTGATCCCGCTGAACCAGAAGGGTGGGGAGTTCCTGGCCCGCTCGATCGGGCTGGACAGCGCGCCGATGGCCGGCGGCTCGGTGAGCGTGGCGAACTACCGGATCGACCGGTCCACCAACTTCACCGGCCCGATCACCGTGCAGGCCAACGACCCGAACGAGCTGCTGGCCAAGCTGCAGGCCCGTCAGCGAGTCCGCGCGCTGACCAAGCCGGCCCTGTCAGGATCAGCAGCATGAGCACCCGGACCAGACCGTTCGTCAGTCAGCCGAAGCCCGGCCTGGACTACCTGGCGGTGGAGATCTCCTACGGCAGCAGGTGGGTGAACCTGAACGACGGGGAGACCTACAAGATCTCCGCGGACGCGACCCGGGAGACCACCACCAAGTCCTGGCGCAAGACGGTCTCGGACTCCCCGGTGCTGGGCGGCAACTACCTGGTGCACGCGGTGCCGGACATGGTGACCGAGACGATCGGGGTCTGGGTCTACGGCCAGGACCAGGCCGAGGTGGCCGACAACCTGTTCGGCCTGGAGACGCTCTTCGAGCAGTACGACTACCGGATCCGGTGGACCACCGATGACTACCGGGAGTACTGGCGCTGCCAGCTCGCCGAGGCCTCGATGAGCCGGGGCCAGGTCTGGACGCACAGCCGGATGGCCGCCGCGCACTTCGCGGTGCCGCGCTACCCGGACGTGACCCGGGAGCGGATCTGATGGCCGGCCGGTTGACCATCTGGGGTGCCGGCGAGGTGCTGACCGCGTTCTTCGGCAACAGCGAGGGCGGCCGACCGGCCCCCGGCTCGTTCTACCTGGCCCTGGTCCGGACCATCGCGCCCACCCCGTACATGTCCGGGGCGGAGATCGATGAGCCGGCCGCCGCCGACTACGCCCGGGTGCAGATCGAGAACGACACCTTCAACTGGGCCAACGCCTCGGCCCCGCAGCAGATCTCCAACCTGCTCACCGCCAGCTTCGCGACCGCGATCACCGACTGGGGCGAGTGCCGGTACTGGGCGCTGTGCAACGCCCCGGTGGACGGCTTCAACTACCTGGTCGGCGAGCTGGAGACCCCGCTACTGGTCCAGACCGGGGACACCATTCAGGTGGCCGAGGGCGACCTGGGCGTCTCGCTGGGCCCGTTCTTCTCCGCCGACGAGGAGGACGACGCCTGATGGTGGTCAAGCAGATGAAGCCCGGCTCCACCGCGATCACCGCCCGGGCGATCACCAAGGCCGGGGTGGTGCCGGCACAGATCCGGGTGCTGCCCGGTGGGCTGTATCCGCTGCACTCGGCGGCCTTCGAGATGGACGAGTACCGGATCATGGCCGGCTGGCCGGTGCCGGTGCCCGCCTACGACATCCGCACCGACACCATGATGACCGCGGACGGCACGGTGCTCGCGGACCGGGACCGGCCCACCTCGCTGACCACCGGGGCCACCTTCCGCTGGGTCGCCGACGACAGCTACTACGACCCGACCGCGCTGGCCTGGGCCCCGATCCAGGGCGAGGTCTCGCCGTGGCTGGCGATGCCGGGCAGCGACCCGAGTCTGGTCACCGACTACGAGTACCGGGTCGGCGACGAGCGGTTCACCGAGATGACCTGCCTGAACTTCGACTCGGACACCGCCGACTACCTGAGCAACGACCTGACCCTGATGATGGGCGGCTCGAACGGCTACACGGTGATCATGGTGGTCAGCCCGAACTCGGTCTACGGCAACAATGTGGACGTGCCAAGCAACGGGCTGTGGGGCCCGATGACCGCCATCGGCTCGCCGCCGGGCTGGTTCAGCGTGAAGATCGCCGGCAACTACCTGTGGTTGAGCACCGAGGACGCCACCGACCAGCGCGGGGTCTCGATCGGGGTCGGCCAGCGCACTACCGCGCCGATGTTCCTGGCCCTGGTCCTGGGCCGCCCTGTGACGTCCCTGTACGCCGCCTCCGGGCCTTCCAGCATGCTGACCAGGCAGATCCCCACCGGAGCGGACTCGAGGCCGCTGAGGGCCGATTTCTGGCTCGGCCGCACTCCGCTCTCCAACGCCACCGCGGACATGGCGCTGTTCGAGCTGGGCATCTACGGGGACATGCTCTCGGCCACCCAGGTGGCCAACGAGTTCGCGCTGCTCTCCAGCGCCTACGGCGGGGACACCTGATGGCCTCGCTGTCCGCCTACGCCTCCGAGCAGGAGCCGCTGGGCTACTTCCGGATCTTCGCCACCCCGCCCGGTGGCTACCGCCGGGAGATCACCATCGTGCGGGGTGCGCCGATCAAGCTGGGCACGGTGACCACCCAGGACCCGTTCACCGAGGGCACCGCGCAGATCGCACTGCCCCAGGTCACCGTCTTCGACCACCTCGGTGAGGGCGACCTGGACTGGCTGGTGGCCGAGGCGGACATCGACATCGTGTTCCAGCCCACCGGGGCCTACGACTTCGACTGGCGCTGGGAGGGCTACATCGCCTCCTTCTCGCTGTCCCTGACCGGCAGCGAGTCCAGCGTGAGCATCGACTGCAAGGGGGCCTTCTTCGGGCTGGACGACTTCCTGGCCATCCCATCCTTCCCGCGCCGGCCGATCCCCTACGAGATCCTGATCGCCCGGGCCTTCGACCAGGACCTGCACCCGGCCCGGCTGGGCAACTTCCGGATGGTGTTCCCGTCCTGGTGGTCGATGCGGGTCCCGGAGTTCAACGACCCGACCTACCTGAGCGCGCTCAAGCCGTACGGGGTAAGCACCGGCCAGCTCTGGACCGGGTTCACCTCGCGGTCCACCGG